ATGGCCAAAGCATCTACAGTCCCTTCCGCCGAGTTCCACAAACTTATCTATGTTGGAACCAGCGGCACGGGCAAGACTGGTTCCCTCGCATCCCTCGTCAAGGCGGGATACAATCTCCGAGTCCTTGACATGGACAACGGCATCGGCCCGCTCTTGTCTTTCGTAAAGCGCGAAAGCCCTGAACTCATCGACAATGTGGACGTGATCCAGTGCCGCGACAAACTCAAGGCCGATGCGCAGAAGGGCGCGTCAGTTGCCGGATCACCTAAGGCATACACTGACGCGATCAAATACATGACCAAGTGGGACGACGAGTCCATCCCATCAGAGTGGGGTGCGCAGACAATCTTCGTACTCGACTCCTTGACACTGTTCGGTCGCGCAGCATTCCGTTGGGCGCAAGGCATGGACCCGACCTGCAAAGATCCGCGCCAATGGTACAACGCTGCGCAGCAGTCCATCCTGACCGTGCTTGACATGCTCACCTCAGCCGACTTCAAAACGCATGTAATCGTGATCTCGCACGTTGATCTAGTAGAGTTGACTGACGGAACCACCAAGGGCTACACCAGCTCAATCGGCAAAGCCCTCGGCCCGAAAATCCCAGCCGTGTTCAACAACATGATCCTAGCCGAGTCTAAAGGCACGGGCGAGAACGTCAAGCGCACGATCACTACCATGCCGACACAGCTGCTCGACCTCAAGAACGAGAAGCCGTTCACCATCCCTAAGTCGCTGCCGCTGGAAACAGGTATGGCAACGATCTTCGCAGCCCTGAGCAAGTGAGCCCCGCCATGACCTCCTTGCCAGGCTAACCAACGCAAACGATGTTATAGCAAATGTTATAGCTCGTACCCGCGTATTGCATGTCACTAGCATGTAATCACCACCACGACCACGATCAGACCTTAACAAACTCAAATGGAGCTTTCCAATGGATTTTTCAGCAGCACTCGACACAAATGCAAACGACGTTCAGAAGCCGAAAGTTTTGCCACAGGGCACATACACTTGGACCATCACCAAGCAGTCGATGAACTCGATCTCCTCAGCCAAGGGCGACTGGGACGTGGTTGATTTCACGGTCCGCGCAGTCAGCGCTGAGGACGACGTTGACCCAGATGAACTGGAAGAGTTCGGCGCACTTTCTTCCGCGCTTAACCGCGTCAGCTTTATGTTCAACAAGGCGGCTGATGGCCAGAATGACCGCGACAAGGCGCTTTACAACCTGACAAAGTTCTTGCGCGAAACGCTGAGCGTCGAGCCCGGCACTGTCCGCGAGATGATTGCGATGGCACCGAACAACCAGTTCCTTGCCCGCGCAGTCTGGTCGCTCAGCGGCGACGACACCTACGTTAACCTCAAGGACATGATGCCGCTTAGTTAATCTCCGCGAATAACAAAAGGGAGGGCGTTCGCGCCCTTCTTTTCCCTTCAACCTCAAGGAGCCAATCATGCCCGTAGTACCTACTCGAGTTGCCATGCTATCCGAAGCCATCCACCTCACCTCGGGCGATCGTGACAAGGAGTACGGTCCGCCGCACAATAACCTCAGCGATTGCGCGGCGTTGTTAACCGCGTACCTGCAGAGCAAATACGATGTCGAGTTGACCCTCAGCGCTGAGGACGTAGCATGGCTTAACGTCTTGCAAAAGATGGCTCGCACATTTTCCCGCGTAGTCAAGCCTGACACTTACATCGACGCCGCTGCATACTCCGCCATCGCTGGCGAGTGCGCACAGATCGACAAGGAAATCATCCTATGACCTCCGGCACATTCCGTTCCGTCGCAGTCTCCGACATCACAGTTTCACGCGATGCTCGTCAGCGCACCAAACTCAACGACCTCGACGAGTTGGCAAAGTCCATCAACGCTGTCGGCCTGATCAACCCGCCCGTAGTCGATGTCAACCTGGTCCTCGTAGCTGGCGAGCGCAGGCTTACCGCTTGCCGGGACATTCTCGGCTGGACCGCGATCACCGTGCAGTTCGCCGAGGACATGCCGGAAGATCAGCTGTACCTCATCGAGCTCGAGGAGAACGTCAAGCGCAGCGATCTAGAATGGCAAGACAATGTGCGAGCGGTCGCCGCGTACCACACTATGCGCGCCCGTACTGAACTCACCTGGTCCGCCAATGCAACCGCGCAAGCACTGGGCATGTCGCCCGCCGAGGTAGCTAACAAGCGCGCCGTAGCCGCTGCGCTCGAGTCCGGTGATCCTTTAGTCCGTGCCGCAGACAAGTACTCGGTCGCCCTCGGTATCACCCAGCGCCAGTCAGAACGCAAGCGCAGCAGCGAGATCGACCTGTTGGAGGCGCAAACCGTCCGGACCGCTGTGGGTATTCCCGACGATCAAGAGTCTGGCCCTGACATCGAACCCAACGCAGTTCCGGCGCCTGCCAAAGTCCCGTTCCTTCTGGCCGACTTCTCTGAATGGCTCCAGGACTACGCTGGCCCGAAGTTCAACTTCATCCACTGCGACTTCCCATACGGCGTGAACGCCCAGGCGCACAATCAAGGCGCGGCCCAAGCCTTTGGTGGCTACGCCGACTCCGAGGACGTGTACTGGAAATTGCTCGACACGCTGGCTGAGTCCATGAACACCGTGGTCTCCGAGTCCGCGCATCTTATGTTCTGGTACTCGATGGATTACCACACAGAAACCGTAGCTCGCCTGTCCGCAATGGGCTGGAAAGTAAACCCCTTCCCGCTGATCTGGCACAAGTCCGACAACAGCGGTATCTTGCCGGATCATCGTCGCGGACCTCGGCGCATCTACGAAACCGCCTTGCTTTGCTCGCGCGGTGATCGCTTAGTAGTCCAGTCTGTGAGCAACGTATCCTCGCACCCGAATGTCAAGCTGGTTCACATGAGCGAGAAGAACCCAGCGATGCTGGCGCACTTCTTCCGCATGTTCGTGGACTCGTCAACCTTGATGCTCGACCCGACTATGGGTAGCGGCAACGCTGTCCGAGTGTCCGAAAACATGGGCGCTGCAAACTCCTTGGGCCTGGAACGTGATCCCGAGTTCTTCGCGCGCGCAAGCGAGGCATATGTAGCTGGCAACGAGACGCCCGTCATCGAGGTTTGATATGGCTCATTCATCTAATCAACAAGCCATACCCGGCGCTGCGTCAATCCTTGTAGTGTCCGAGTACCTCAGCGACAAGGACAAAGAGGGCGCACTCACCTCCCCGATCGGACACGTCTTTCGTGGCTGGATGCGGCAGGCCGGTATCGACGAGCGCGACTGCCTATTCACCTCGGTGTTGCAGCACGGCACACTTGCTCAGGCGCTTACCAAAGACAAGTCGCTGATCATCAAGGGCATGAAGCCAGTAATGGGTGGCAACTACCTACTCGCCTCACGCATGCCAGACATCGAGCGGCTCAAAGCCTTCATCACCAAAGCCCAGCCTAACGTAATCATCGCGCTGGGCGACCTTGCACTTTGGGCACTGACTAGCGAGAAGTCCATGAAGTTCGCTCGCGGGCGCATCACCGCGGGGTTAGTCCCAGGGACAAAAGTTCTCCCGACCTACTCCCCGATGCAGGTCATGTCCGAGTACTCGGTCCGGCCCATCTTGCTTGCCGACCTAGGCAAGGCCAAGCGCGAGTCAGCCTTCCGGGAACTTCGCCGCCCCCAGCGCTTCTTGCACATCGCGCCCACCCTGCTCGAGATGGAAGCCTTCCTTCAAGAGTACCTTGTGGGTGCCGAGTCGCTCAGCGTGGACATCGAAACAAAGGGTCCGATGATTACCTGCGTAGGTTTCGCGCCGAACAAAGAGCGCGCGCTGGTCGTCCCGTTCTTCGATGCTAAGCAGCCCGACGGAAACTATTGGCGCACAAGAAACGACGAGCGCCTTGCATGGGCTTTCGTTGAGCGAGTGCTCAAGCACTTCAAATCCTTCGGCCAGAATTTTCAATACGACATGCAGTACCTCTGGCGCTACATGGGCATTGGGTCCAACCAGTTCTGCGACGACACGATGTTGATGCACCACGCGCTGCAACCGGAAATGCAGAAAGGCCTAGGCTTTCTTGCCTCGGTCTACACCGACGAGCTAGCCTGGAAGTTCATGCACAAAGTAAAGGCCAGCGACAAGGCCGTAAAGAAAGGTGACACAGAATGACCAAAGTCCTCCTAGCCTTCCTCACCACCATCCCCGTGCAGGACCACGACTATGACAAAGCCATCGGGCAGTTCGAGCTCGAGGTCCATTGCGAGCAGTCCATGTTGCTTTCCGCAAGCGACAAACCTGCGTTCATCAAGCGCCAGATCAGCGCGCACCTTGCCTCAGCCATAATGGACACCAAGGTGCCGATCGAGTACTGGCGCGCGAACATCAATCGCGAGGTCGCCAAGTACGCCAACCTTCCCGAAACCCTTAGCTTTGCGGTGCGCAGATGATCTATGTAGCCTCCCCCTATTCCCACAGCAACCGTGAGACACAGCGCGAGCGCTTCCTAGACGTTCGCGCAATCGTCGCGCATTACCTCTCGCGCACACAGCAGCCCGTCTTTTCCCCAATTCTATACGCGCACGAACTTGCTAGCGAGTACGACATGGCAACCGACGCTGCCTCGTGGACCCGCTTTAACAACGGTATGCTGCGCATTGCTTCGCAGCTATGGGTAGTGCGGATCAAAGGTTGGGACACCAGCAAAGGCGTGACGCAGGAGATTGAACTTGCTCGCCAGCTTTCCATCCCGACGTACTACCTCGACGCCAATGGAGTATTTGTCCCATGAGGGTTATCGACTCTTCCGACCTGCCCGACGACCTTGACGTGAACGAAGTGTACTGGGCATATAACGCATTCGACTGCTGCATCACGTTTGAAATCCGCGACAAGCTGGCCGCGCTGCTCGACGACACAACTCGCGCTACTTACCAGCGTTCACTCGACATCAGCGCGCCGTTCCTTGAGATGTCCTTGCGTGGACTCGCTCTTAACCACGAGCATATTCGCGAGAAGAAAGCCGAGTACTCTGCCATCATCAAACGCTTCGAGGGCATCTTGTCCCGCTATTGCATCGAGGGCCTCGGCCTTACGACCGCGTTTAACTGGCGTTCGCCGTTGCAGCTCAAGACATTCTTCTACGGTATACTCGGCCTGAAGGAAATCCGCAAGCGCAACACTAATGGGATCATGGCGGCGGCAGTTGATCGCGAGACGCTTGAAAAACTTTCTGACCTGTACCTTGTCGCCATGCCCTTCGTCTCCCTGATCTTGGCGCTACGCGATGCAGGCAAGGCGAACGGTTTCCTTGACACCCCACTCGATCCCGACAAGCGGATGCGTTGCTCCTTCAACATCGCAGGGACTAACACCGGGCGGCTTAGCTCAGCGTTCAGCAGCACAGGCACCGGCACCAACCTGCAGAATGTCGATCGCAACCTGCGCTATGTGTTCGTGCCTGACCCGGGCAAAGTGTTCGTGAACATCGACCTCGAGCAGGCTGACTCGCGCAACATCGGCGCGCTGTGTTGGGATATGTTATTCGAGTCCCACGGCCCAGAGTTCGCCGGTTCATATCTAGACGCTTGCGAGTCCGGTGACCTACATACAACCGTGTGCCGCATGGCCTGGACATCGCTACCTTGGCAGGAGGACCCAAAGACATGGCGCGCTATTGCAGACCAGATCGCCTACCGCGATTTCAGTTTTCGCGACATGAGCAAAAAGCTCGGCCACGGTACAAATTACTACGGCCAACCTCCGACTATGGCAATGCACACCAAGGTACCTCGCGAACAGATCGAGGAGTTTCAGAGCAAGTACTTCGGTGCCTTCCCTTGTATCCCTGCGTATCATAAAGAAACCATCCGCTTGCTCCAGACCACGGGCAAGCTGACCCACCTGTTCGGGCGCAAGCGCTGCTTCTTCAATCGTCTCGATGAGCAGTCCACCATCAACCAGGCTATCGCGTATGGCGGGCAAGGCATGACAGGTGAGGAGATCAACATCGGGGTGCTTAACCTCTGGCGCGATCCGGCCTATGAACTTCTCGTCCAGGTCCATGACTCGATCCTGTTCCAGGTTGACGAGGATAAGCTAGACGTGCTAGTTCCACGCGCGGTCAAACTCCTTCGCGCTCCACTTACCTTACGCGGGGGCAGAGAGTTCTGCGTACCCGTCGAGGCCAAGGTCGGTTGGAACTGGGGGGATGCCAGCGAGAAGAACCACTTCGGCCTGTCCAAGTGGCGTGGTGCCGAGTCCCGCAATCCACCTCGCCCTAAGAGAACGAAACTGTTTTCACTCCGGAGTATCTTGTGACACGCAGATTAGCTGATTGGGTTTCCGCCTTCCATGAGCATACCAACTACATCACGTCGCCCTCCATCTTTCGCAAGTGGGGGGCGATCTCGTGCATTGCTGGCGCGCTCGAGCGGAAGGTCTGGGTCGAGTCGCAAGGCGAGCGGAAGTACCCTAACCTCTACACGATCCTCGTAGGTCCGCCGGGGGTGGGCAAGTCAGCCATCACCTCGCGCATACAAAAGCTTTGGGGCGAGTTGCCCGAGCATCATATGTCGCCCAGCAATACCACCAAGGCAGCGCTGATCGACGCACTGGGTGACGCCGAGCGCGTTGTCATGCGGCCCAAGGAAGCCGAGCCTATTGTAAAATTTAATTCCCTGAAAATCCTATCCAACGAGTTGGGCGTACTGCTCCCCGCATACGAGGGCGAGTTCATGTCCACCCTCACCGACATCAATGACGGAACACCCTACGAGGAACGTCGCCGCAGCAGCAAGACCGGGCCGCTTGTAATCGAGCGCCCGCAGTTCAACATGCTTGCCGCAACAACTCCCGCGCACCTAAACGACTTCCTACCTGCAGGCGCCCTCGACCAAGGCTTCCTGTCCAGATGTTTCCTAGCTTATTCCGGCGAGATCATTCTTCGCCCGCTGTTCGAGACCGCCGTGGTTAACAAAGAGGAGTGGCGGAACTTGGTCCTCGACCTCAAGCACATCGCAAAAATGTACGGCCCTATGATGTTCACCGCGGAGTCAGCCGCAGCCATCACCGCTTGGCACATGGGAGGGGGCAGGCCCAAGCCGCAGCATCCCAAGCTTCACAACTACAACACCCGCCGGACCATTCACCTGTTGAAACTTTGCATCGTTGCCAGCGCAAGCAGCAGCGACGACATGCTGATCGAGCTAGACCACTACCACACCGCCATGAACTGGCTGATGGAACTTGAGACCGCAATGCCGGATATTTTCAAATCAATGTCCTCGGGCGGCGATGCCAAAGCGATCGAGGAGTGCTGGTACTTCTGTTTCCAGATGTTTTCGCGCAAAGGCGACCCGGTGCCAGAGGCCAAGCTGTATCAATTCTTGCAGGAACGAGTACCCGCTCATAGCGTCGAGCGGATACTTGATGTCATGGTACGCGGAGGGCTGTTGAAAAAGATTGACGTAAACAAGGTCGGGCCGTGCTATACTCCGAGAGAAAAGCACAAGGTAGATTGAGGGGCTGTGCGTCAATAACTCGGTATGCTGCCAGCAGTTAGCGCACCCGGCACCGCTACGTTTCCAGCAGTGCCACGGTTTATCCAGTCACGCCGCCGCGCGGGTGCGCCTCTGGAAGGATTAGGCTTACACGGACTGCACCGCACCCGCCAGCGCGCTACCATCGCCGGAAATGACACGCCCGTACAGATCGACCGGATAGGCCGACAGCCCGGCAGGAACGCGCGCAAGGTCGGTCGTGGTCACGGGGGTATAGTTGCCGTTACCCGCGCCTGCGG